GTCCATATGCAAAAACTTGATTGACGCCTGGTGCGCCAATGTACATCCAGTTTTCATCTTTGCTGATGGCAATACTGGTTCCAAACTCACTTGCGGAGTTTATGAGACTGGCATTGGGCACTGTCAACAGATTTAAAATGCCAAAACTTGGGCTGTTTGGAAATCTATAAATCACAGCCGCATAACCAGAGTCGGCACTTGAATCGGCACCAAGGCTGGCTGGTGCCCCCACTGCTCCCCAGGTTTGGTTGCCTATACTGACCGAGGTGCCAAATCCGTATGTGCCAACAGAGTTAGATTGCAGTATGCTGTTTTGTGTAAATGGGTTGGTTGTTGTTCTTACATAAGTGTAAAGCGCACCAACGCTGGAGTTATATCCCGGACTGCCTACAAATGCAAACAAATTGTCTTGAGCCTGTGCAATACTAGCACCGAAGTCGCTGTTGGTCACCGGAGATGTTACTGTTAGTTGGCCACTGGTAAGGAATACTTCTTGTTTTTGTACCACTTCCCAAAGACCACTACCGTTGTCATCAATCCAGGCGCGATCGCCGGGCACAAGGTTATTGGCATAAGGCAGAGTGATAATATCACTACCTTGCGCAATTCGCTGACTTTGCAGAGTAAATGCTGTTCCTGTTCCTGTGGCCACAATTTGATCTTGTTGCAAGAATGAGAATGCCACAGTGACCTGGTTGATGGTTGGTGCGTTTAATATTGTGTACACTCCGTCGACCCCAGAACCAAAATACTTGAGCAACAAAATATTATCTGCAACCAAGCCATGTGCTCGATTAAAAGTGATTACTGCTGTGCCATTTAAATTGCTGTTGATCTGCGTGGCTTGTGCCGGTACCTGGGCGGTTCTATAAATTCCCCAATCATAGTCATTGATTTTGGCCACCCACACTATGGTACCCACATTCACATTGTTTAACTCTGCTGCCAACGAAGCGGTGTTGTTGATGTTGAACACAGTTATGTCAACGTCATCCACGTTGACATATCCAGCAGATGGCAAGGCTGTATCAGTTTTCTTGACCAAGGTAGTGGTCAAGATGTTGGGTGTGGTTATTCGGTAACTCTCGGCCCAGAGATCATTCACATACACCGTTTGTTGTGCTAGACTTGATTCCCCAGGAATAGTCACTTGAATCAAACTGGGATTGGAAGTCAGCAAGGCTTCATTTAATCTTAATTCATAAAAACTCTTGTTGGCATTGGCACCGTATGTGCCACGTTGTAGTGCCCAGTTTTCATAGATGGTATATTCTGATACACCTCTACCAAGGTCAGCAAAAGTAAAAATTTCTGCGGCACGTACAGTACCTTTGGTACCAATAAATTGTCTATAGAGATTGATTTGACTAGTGCTGTCTAGGTTCAAGGCCACCATGTATTCTCTGGGCTTGAACCCGATCAAGTTATAGGCAAACAAATCTTGATTGAGTTCAAGATTGGCTCGATACACATCGTATGTGTTGGCCAATTGATCACTCTTGTTGGCTAAGTTTGGCAACAGACCCTGTTGAATCAAAGTGTAATCACTACGAGTCCAGTCATTGAAATCAAACTTTGATTTTGGTTGCACAATGTCTACTGCACTGTAATAGAAGTTTTTGTACAACACAATTTCGCCACGAGCATACTTGCGTAATGGATCCCATTCTTGTACATTGTTTTGATTGAGTATAAATCCTGGAGCGTTTAATTGACCATTCCAGTTTTGTGTGGTGGCACCTATCAAGCGCACTCGATTTTGTCTAGCACCTGTTACCGGATAATAAATCAAGTCAGCAAAAATACTTTGATTGTCTAGTACAATCATGTTCTCATATGACGTAAACTTGAGATGAAAATAGTTTATGGTATCAGCAGTTAAACTTTTCAATGTAAATGTATTATCCAGTCTTTCCACCACAAGATCTCGTGTGGCAAATGGAGTACGATCAGCATTCAACACTATATTTTCTGTGGTTTGTAGTGCAATACTGTCAACTATGGCTCCGGGTCGCTCTACTATAACCTGTGTGGCTCCGGGATTTAAATTGATAATACTTCCATCTGCCCAGCCTTGTCCACTCCAGTACAAGAACTCACTGACCATTTGATTCCAGTCCAATACATAACTGTTTTCCTGTTGAGTAAACAACATACCTTGTTGTTGTAACAATGCGCCATAACTCAACAAAAAATCTGCTACTAGAGTGCGGTTGGTAAACACATAACCATAAGGAACCTGTACCACCTTGTTGGTATAGGTCACAGGTACACGAACATCAAAGCCACCGGCACTGATGGTGGCCAATGTGCCGTTGACTTGACTGACCAAGATGTTAAAGTAAGGTTGTGTGGTACTGTAGCCATATACTGCCCAACCATTAGCAGTTGATTGTACAATTATACTACTGTAAGTCAACTGATCAAACGGCACATTCTTGTAGAACAACAAGTTGTAACTTTCGTCTGGCAACAACAAACTTGAATTGAGACTGTTGGGACTAGATTTTTCAGTGTAAATTTGCAAAAGATTTTTGGCCGAAAACGCTGCCATTCTGTAGCACAAACGCACATCAAGATTTTTAAGATCTGCTGTGAGTGTGTCAGTTGAGTTGATACCGCTGATGCGATTGTAATCCACAATCCAGTCAATATAACTGGCTTTGCTGACACCGTTACCATAAATCTCTATGCCGTTGGCATCTAGTCTGTAACGACCATTATAGAGATACTGCCCTAGTTCTGCATCGTAACGATAGAGATCACGGTCAGCAAACAAACTAAAGAATTCTGCAGGACGTGTGAGTGCCAGCATGCGCATGATGGCAAATGGGTAAGCACTGCTGGTTCTCCAGGCATTTTCTACCGGAGCATCATCGCCCACTGCCCAGTTACGTTTAAAATTATTACTGTTAAAGTTACCAACTACCACTTCAATTGGTGGCAATAACTTGCCTTCTGAATCAGACGGAATCACTTGTGTCAGTTGAGGTCTTGCATATTGAGGTAGCACGTAGGGGGCTACTGGATCTCTCACTAGGCCTGCTGCCAAGTCATCCCAAAGAACCAAGTTGCCCGAAGTATACGGAGCAGGACCATATTCAGCCTTCCACCATGCAGGCATTGCACTAAATCCCAACATCTCCCAAGGTGTTGTGTTGGGAGTGATAGTATCATAGAAGTAATTGTAGATGCCACGCCAAGCACCCACAACCAATGGTTGGTTATTACTGAGTTTGTTACCGGCTGTGCTGTAGTTCCATGTGAACGCATTGTTGGCTAGGTAGTCTTGAGACTTATAATCCAATTTATTCCAACCAACCCAGGTCAAGAAATCTTGACTTTCTATCTGTGTGATTTCTTCCAGTGTGTAATCTGTTGTGCGGAACTGTCCTGGCACAACTTCTGTAGCCACCAAGGGCACAGGATTACCGTCCAGTTTCAAGTTGTTGTAGATTCTGGTTTCAAATTCCAACAACAATTGATCTCTGAAATCATCAAATGCCACTGTGATTGAACCGTCGTGTCCACGTATGACATGTCTGGGTATAACATAAGTTGTGTCTAGATATATTTCCGGTACAAACGCTGGATACAATCCCAATTTGGTGGGCGTGTTGGGTATGAATGTACCATAAGTTTCTGAGTATTCCTGGATGACAACTTGGTCTCCCACTGCCAATGGTATCAGTATGGTCAAGGTTGGAGCATCAGTTGATACTGTGTATTCAATCCCTCTTGTGAGCAGGCGACCATTCAAGTATACCAACAGTCCAAGATAGTTGGCCGATGTATAGTTGTACACCTGCGTGGTATCAAATCTCTGTGTGGAGATGGGTGTGACCACTGTGGTTGATTGAGTATAGGTGTTGCTGGCCGGCAACATGTCTGACCAGTAAAAAGGATTAGAACTGGTGCGACCCACAATGAGATCAGTTATGATTGTGGTCAATATATCTGGCACTGTCATGTTCACATAGTCACCAGACACCGCGGCATTCAACAACTGTGCTTTGTATTTTTCGTATTCTCTTGAATTGTATTCCAGACTGGCAAATATATTATAATCCGCACTGCGCAGAAAGTAACCAGCCATGGTCATGGGTGCGCTTTGTTGTAAAATATTCAGGCCAAAGGGTACAATATTACCAAGGTCACGTGAATTGTTGGCGCCGTTGATCTTGCCTGTCAATCCCACAAGATTTTGACCTATTGAATCATAATGACTTCTGATGGTGCCCAGTGTAAGATTGTCAGCATTTTGATTTAGTGGATTGTTTTCAAGATTTGCTGGCACCTGATAAAACCCTACTGCGCTGGCTTGATCACTCAAGACCAAGACTTCAATAACTTGTCCCGGCACAATTACTGTGTTGGCAGGAAAAGTTATTGTTGTGGTATTGTCAGTTGTGACATAGGTATAGGTACCTGGATCCTGGAACGCACTGTCAACATACACCTTGACTGTAGGAATGACAGTGACTGGCAAGGCAGCCACATCCAACAACAAGGGAGTATTGGCCGCATAAACAAAACTAAACTGTTGATAGATTTTGCTCTTGACCGCGGCAGTTTGCCAACCAATTTCTCTTTTGTAAACTGTACGGTCAGCATATTGTCTCACAAAACCCATGCTGATATTTTTTGTATAACTTACATTGTCTTTGACATACAAAAACGTGTCAGCATAAAGATTGTTATCAAACACAATATCGCCAATATTGTTGATACTGAGATACCGGAGAGGAAAGCCCAACACTGTGTCATTCGCGCTCGGACCCACAGCGTAACTAAACAATTTGGATCCAGCAAATGTACTGCTGGGATATGCCACAGGATTACTTAAACTATAACCGTTGCTGTCATAGACATCAAACAAGGGTGCTTGATTTACCCCTGTTTTTTGTTGTGCTTGAATCCACTGTGATCCATCATAATAAAAACTTATGCCTTGCAATGTGTTGCCGCTGAGACTGACCACTGTTTGATCAACCAAGACATCGGCATCGCTTGCTGGCACTAGATCTATAACTGGAGTATCACCTTCCACCAAGGTAACAAAATTGACCACATAAATTTTATCTCTTACATTGGGATCCGTGTCCTTGGCAAAAATAACTCTTGTGCCGTTGACAAAAGTATAACCGTCTGTTCCATATGCGGTGGTTCCGTTGACAGTGCTAAAGGCATCGGTTGTGACAAAATCAAGTATATCCACAGGTTGTTTGCCCTGTGTGCCCATTTGATATAGTTTGGTACCACCGCGGAATTCCAAGATAGGACGCCGTGCTCTAAATGCATTGTCCAGCACCGGTGTGGTGTTGTTGTATGTGGCCGAGGCTGTGATCACATCCACATGGAACCAACGATTACTGCGTGTCCAGGCATTGAGGTCTGGACTATCTAATGCTATGGTTAGATAATCTGGCACCAAGGGTTGATTTAGTTCAGCGTCAAAGTTGGTTGTGTCAAACGCCGTTGAATCAAATGGCACGCTGGCGCTCTTGGTATATGTTTCTGGAGTGACATAGTTGGTGACTGGTAGCAATTGAATGGCAGTGCCAACTCCGGCCACGTAATAGTCTTGATTTGTATAACTAGAGGGTACCACAGGTGCAAGAAACTGCACTTTGAGATTGTTGGTAAACACAACACCATTGGGGCTGGTATAATTTTTCTTGCCCAGGATGTCGGTCACAACGTTGATTACATTGCTGTTGTCTTGATCAATCAATCTTATTTGACCAAAGATGTCTGGGTTGGTGCCATCTTGATACCACAACACATCTTTGACTGCGGTCAGTAATGGAATTTCGGTAATGACACTACTGGCATCACTGTACCAGTTTGTACTGGCCCATTTGGTGCCAAACAAAATGTTAAATTTGGTCAGTGTGTTTATTGTGGTAATGGGTGCCAAATTAACAATTGGTAAACTGTCAATATCATAAGTGTACTGTATTTGCCAAACGTTGTTGGTGGGAAATGTGGGAGACGTTGAAAACACCAAGGTCTTGCTGTTGAGATTGGTGATGCCGTCTATGCCACCATAATTGGCAATGATATCGCTGAGGTATACACCATTCAATTGATCGTAACTTAGTTCACTCAATAAATCTACATTGCCAATGCTGTCAAGATCATAATAGAATTGTTGTGCATTTTTGAGTGGCACATCAAAGGAAACAGTGCCCAGGTCTTCGCCATTGTTGGTCACTCCCAGTACATCTCTATTGCTGATATTGGGTGCATAAGTCAGTCGACCATTGATTCCTGGCTCTGTTTGTATCCAGAAATTATTACCAGTCTGACTCACGTCAAAGGTGTAGTTGCCACCACGTACTAGAGTGATTACAGGGTTATTGCCAGGCACCGTACTGAATTGATACGCTGTGCTGGTACGAGTAACTGTGAAGTTTTCGGTTAATGGTACCCCAGTTGAGTATACGTCTACTGCGCTGGGGCCACCTGGTAACCAATAGTATTGACTATAATTTACAAACTTGTCAAAACTAACAAAAGGATCCCACGTATAGTATTCGCTGGTGTAGAGCCTGTCACTTTTGGTTGTGCTGGCTCCTTGCACCGCCAAGGCATCTGTAATACCAGGATAGGTAATAGCATCTTTTATTTGATTAGTGTCTGGCTTGAGGCTTATGACACCTGGTTCCAACTGGTAGTTGGCTCTAGTGGCATCAGGTTCTAGTACATAGTAGTCATTGGGATTGACGCCAGGCCCAACTCTGCGACCCACATACCCTTGTGTTTTTTTGAATGCAGGTTCTTGAACCAGTTGGTCCAAGGTGGCATTTAAAAATTGTTTGTTGGGAGTGGTCTGAAATATATCAGGTAAAAAGTCTACAGTGCGGATGGCCATTAAATTACTCCACTGCCGGGTGCAGTTCTAATATTGGTACTGGTCAAGGCTGTGATTACTTCAATATTACTCACAAGAGCGCCGTTGACAAATATTTCACTAGGACCACTGCGTATCTCATACAGGTCGCCAAAACTCTTTAGCGGATCCAATGGCACCAAGACTACCGAACTGACCACGCCGCCCATGTTGGCATGAACATAAGCAGCCAGTTCTGAGAAATAAAAAGTCTGTCCAAAATCCCATTTGTCAATGCTGAAATAGTTGTTGAGGTTGGCCAACACTAGATTTTTAATTTCACTTTCACTGGCTGTGCTGTCAGCGGCACGAATAACTTTGATTGTGGCCTGCAACTCTTTGGCTGCTTTGGGTCCGAACAAGGGTTTGAATACCACACTGTTCACAATCACATTGTCACTGATCATTTTGTAATCATTAAGGCCTTGATAGGCTGTGCTGAGTTCATCAATTGTGGGCACCGCAGGTTTGGGCACTGTGCCTGTAGTATCTCGCAACCAATTTTGATAGGCAGTATAGTAGGCTTGATTGACCACATACACATCAATGATGTTGGTTGTTCCTGGATCAATTCTGCTGGTTAGCGAGGCATTGTGACGGTACTGATAGTAAAGACTTTGTCGACCTGTTCTGGCCAGCCATTGATCTGACACTTCCACTAGGCTACGTACACCAGTTACACTGATGGCCAACAGGTAGAAGGCACCCAGTTGACCAGCCAAGGGGCCAATGGTAATAGTCTGGTTGTAGGCATAAAATATCTGTCCGGGAACGTACTGTGCCATGACCACTTCGATTGCATCTTTGGTGGCATAGTCTGAATTTACACGGCCTGGCTCAACCAACAGATAGCGTTGTAGATCATCAAAGTCCACAGTCTTTTCAAAGAATACCAATTTGGTAGTGGGATTTACAGCAGGCGCCACAATCTCATCAAAGAAATCAGGATCAACTGGGGCACCATCATTGGTGGAATATTCGTAACTCACAAAAACTTCAAAGTCGTCCACAAATCCATCACTGGCCACTGGTTGTCCCACAATAGTCATGCGTATGTCACCGGGGAGAGGAATATGTGTGTCAGGTCTTGAATTGGTCTTTAACACATTCACAAAATCACTGATCACCGAGCCTGTACGACTGTCATAGATGCGTTGTCCTGTCTCAAAGAAAAATCTTGTTTGCAGTACTGAACCAAATAGATAAAACAGCGCACGACTGGTCACTGTGTAACTGCTGCCGTTAGTGACAAACTGAATCAACCAACTGGCATCTTGATTGGTGCCAGTTGTGCTCTGTGCGTTTGCCAAACTGAATGGTGCATTCACCGCTAGGTTTGTGCTGGTTATCACATACCAAGTGGCTGTGAGATTGTTATATCCCAGGCCAAAATTGCGATACAATAAAATTTGATCAGTAATGTCAGTTACTGTGGTATTGGGCAAGTCAGTCACAAACAACGGAATAACCGATACCGGGATGGCGCCTGTGGGCACGAAATTGTTGAGCACAACTGGTCCGGCTCCGGTGGCAAAGTTGCCTTGACCTTGATTGGTGCCATCCAACACTATGGCAGTGGGGCTGGCCCAAATGATTAGTCGATCGTTGTCCTGCGTAGGCAATCCCAGTTTCAACTGATTGTTGCTATCAAAGTAGTAGCCAGTTGGGGGAACAAACTTCACCAACGATCCCACTTGTATATACTTGCTGACAGTACTACTGTAAGTTCCAATGGCTGCAGGGTATCCTAGCGAGTTCTCAAAATAACCTGTGGTTTCATTGGCCAATGTGGTGCTTTGGTGCCAGGTAAACTGCAATGGTATTAGATTGGGTCTTGGAAAGTTAGCGTAGTAAAATTGATCCAAGCCAGTGGACACCAACAAGGGCTGAATGTCGTTGGTGATCACAGTGGCAACATCATTTCTTGTGAGCCAAGTAAAATTAAATGTGGGCAACTGATTCTCTTCCCACAAGGCACCATCACTACCAAACGTGTTGGTTGAGGAATACTTGCCAGTATTGTCCACTAGGTCAAGATATCTTGATGTGCCAATGCTGGCACGGTTCAGTGCCTTGCTCTTGATGATGGAATTGTAAAGTGTAAACGGAAAGTTGTTGTAGTCTTCACCGTTGACCATGCGGTTCTGGGTGTAGTATCTGGCAGGAGCACGTTGTTTGATTTCATCTAGAGTCTCTCTTGGCTGTGCATTGCTTACAGGTTGTGTGATGCCGCAGGTGAATGTGATTGTTTCAATGTTACCAGTGCGGCTCACATAACTGATGGGTATGACCACACTCTGCATTTCCTCAGGATTTATGATATATGCCAGGCCATTTGATGCACGAACATAGGCACGGAACAATCCTACTGGTATGGTACTAAAAACACCATCACCAAACGTGAGTGTAATTTGGTCATTGGTTCTACTGACCACTGAAAACAACTTGCGTTGATCTGGCGCCAATTGTTCTGTGGCGGCTGCATACACACTTTGCACATATTGCCATTCATACTGCACATTGCCCACTGTGTCTAGTTGGAACAACCAACGGTCTTCGTTGTTGACTCCTTCAATATTGATATTGACTGTTTGATTGGCCACACGCTCACCAAGATTGAAGTCTTGGTTTTGTAGTACGCCTTGTTTGAAATAAAAGAAATAACCAGTATTGGCGCTGGCAAAACCCAGTTGATCATTACGAAACAGCACGTTGAAAATACCGTTAGGAAGGGGGCTTGGTTCGTACACATAGTCTCGACCAACCGAGGTTGCGTTTACTGCTTCAAATGGCATGTTGACGCCATCTACTGTGGCAGTATAAGGGATTACTGGCAGGTATCCGGGCACCAAGTTGATACTGTATTCACTTGTGTCAACTCCCACAACGGTTTGTTTGGCACCGGGGCGACCCACTCGTTGTGTGTTGACCAGAGCCGCATTGATAATGGTTGTAAACTGTTCTACCCAGTTGAAGTTTGTGGGATCATTCCAGTTTATGGTAACATTGGCTAGATTGACGCCGTTAAAGTCTGTGACATTTTCTGTGGTTTGTACGCTGAATACTTTTAAATAGCCCTGTGCGGCCGTGTTACGTTTGGGAGTGTAACTGACCAGTTCGGCCAATTTGACCACGCTGTCTCTGCGTTCGGCTGTGCCTAGATAGTTTTCTCTGGTGTTTAGGTCATTGCGGAAACTCATGGCTTGACCCATGAATGCCACCACATCTAACATGGCAATGAATTCTGAACTTTCAATGTAGTCATTGAAACTTTCAGGATAATATTGCCGTATATAATCTACAAAACTCTTGCGTAGAGCCTCAAAATTATAACTTTGAAAATCTGCTTCGCGATAGGTTTCGTAGATGCGTTTCCAATCTTCGACGCCAAATACAACTGTTTGTCTTGTGGTTCTTGCCATAGTAGTCCGTTTCTTTTATTTATTGCAAAAATAAACGGCGTAGTTATACGTAACTGGCCCGGCGAGTTTCTTGATTGAAAAATATGCTCAATAGTTCTGTTGTTTGACTAGGTATAAGTTGTACCTGCAGTTCTATCAGTACACCATTTTGTTGAGGGTAGTAGTTAGCATCACTGAGGTAAACTCTTGGATCACCGCCAGCGATTCTTTGTATTTCAGCAAGAATGGCCGTCTCTGTAGTGTTGTCTTGGTTTTCAAAGATTGAATCTAACAGCGTAGAACCATAAGCAGGGCGTCCAGGCAAAGTTCCTTGACGAATATTGAAAGCATTGAGTAGATCGCGTTTGATCAACTCGCCGTCGGTGAGTGTGAATTTTTTGTATTGATTGATGGTGCTGTAACCGACAAAAGTAGTCATAAAAGTATTTATGCCCAGACCTTACCAGAAACTAGCAATGGCCGAGAAGGCCTCTTCCACAGCAGGAAATGCGTCAGCAATTACGTCTTTTGCGCCAGCCAGCAATTGTGAAGTGTCAAAATTGGTCAGCGCAGAAACGTCCAGGCCAAGAGCATCGGCGCCTTGTTGCAGTAGGTCTGTACCATAACTCTTGAGCCCTGCTAGTACTTCGCCTGAGCCAGGTATGTCTTTCAGCAAGGGCCCGATACCGGGTAAGTTTTTTGCTTTGTCTAGCAACGCCGCGGCGCCTTTTATTTCGCCCACAAGTCCTTGGCCCGATTGAAGCAACGGCATAATATTGCTTACTCCGGGTATTTGACTCAATGCTGCCACTCCGGCCGCTGTTGATGCCAACTTGGTGAGCAATATCGATGCTGATTGATTGACTGTGCTGAGTTGAGCAGCCTCGGTTCGCACATCGACCCCCAACGTTGGATTTGTAAATATATTGGCGGGTATTTTGCTAGTGCCAATTATGCTGTTGAAACTGGCGTCTATCACTGATCGATTCACTGTGTTGGAATAGCCTCGGGGTGTCTGAACTCCTGTCTGTAGCGGATTACCGCCTCCACTCACTGATTGATTTACTGTGCTAAAATTTATACCAAATATAGATTCAACAGCAGAGGTGGTCAACTGACCAATATCATTGCCACCCACTGTGTTGTTTAACCAGGCGGTGGTGACACCAGTACCATAGTTGGCTGCATTGTTGATCACTGCACCCAAGTCTGTGTCAGAACTAAACAAATTATTTGTGGTGTTCGATACTACTCCCAACTCAGACAAGTTGTTGTAACTGCTGGTCAATGTACTTTGTTGTGCAATACTTTGTAGAGTTGGATTGGACAACACAGAATCCAAATTATCGGCACCGCCTACACCGGTCCACACTGTGGGACTGCTGAGCGTGTTGACTAAATTTGCAGGGTCTTGATTGATTAATTCTGCTGTGCCAGGTTTGATCAAACCGGCCTGTTGCAATTGATCTGCGGTAAGGCCATATGTGCCTAGGCCTTTTTCGTTGGTGATTGTGGCAGGATCTTGGTTCACTGCTGCCGCTGTGCTTGACAGCAACCCTTGCACCTGCGTGGTTGATAGTGGGCCCACTGTGCCACTGGCCAGTACAGGAGTATTGACAAAAGTTGATATTGTGGTGGGATTCAGTGCTGGAAGATTTGGTATCTTGGTTATGGCACTGCCAATTTGAGATAATGTACTGGGTGTAATGGATCCAGTAACCTGTGCCAGGGCTGTGGCTAGGCCGCCTTTGGCTTGAATCAGGCTGTTTAAAACATCGCCGGCCCGCAATCCTGTTAGACTACCTGTTGAGTACTGTTGATTAAAAATAGCCTGCGCTTGGTCGTAGGTAGATCCTGCTGGTCCAGTCATTTCTACTGTTTGACCTGTGGGTGTGATAAACTTAAAAACATTCATTACTTGACTTGTAAATTCCATCCTGCTGGCACAGGTTCTGCTGTGGGAGGAGGTGTAGGTTGTCCATTCACAAAATCTACCACCACACTCACACCCTGATTATGATATTTATAGGGTTCATGTGTGGGTGCTCGAGTCACAATACTTTCCAGTGCACCTGTTTTGGTTTGCCAACCTGTGCTGTTGTTAAACACAGTGTCATCTAGTGTGCGTTTGGGATAAAGTTTTGGGGGCGTGACTGTTTTGGCCGACCCGCCATTGAGATCGATTCGTGCTGCCTTTAATGCCAATTTTGTTCCAGCATTCCAGGAACCTGATTGACTCTGTAGACTTAAACTGCCGTCACTGCGAATGCCCAAGGCAGTGGTGCTGTACAAGGTCATGCCTGTTTCGGCTGCTAGGTTCATTGTGGTCACTGCACCAATATTGGTGGCTGCACCACTCTTCATGCTGATGTTGCCACCAGCATACATATTGATGTCTTGGTCGGCGTGTAAATTAATTGTGCCTTCGGTGCGCACGTTCACACTATTGGTGGAATACACATCCACTGTGCCTTCTACTCCCAATTCAATCCAGGTTTGTCCATTGGCATGCGCAATGTAGATAAAGTCTCCTGAATCATTCATCATGACCTGATGGCCCTTGGCCGATCTCATGCGGAATAAGGCATTGTTACCGTCAAGGTCGCCATCATCCATCACAAGAGTATGTCCGCCATAGCGACCAATTATCTTTACATCTTGTGGGTTTACTGTGGTAGTATTCAGTTGCTTTCTTATGGCAGCAGGATCTTGGCCGCCAGCATACACAGGTTTGCCTGGAGTTGATATACCATAA